AAAAAAATTCGCCCAGAAAAAATCTCCACAAAAAGTTTATTATGGATTCCGAAATTACATACGCCCTACGAAAGATCAACGAGCGTATCGACGCCCTTGAAAGAAAATTCCAGGAACTGGAAATGGATCTGCGGTTCAGCAAGGACCCTGCAAACGATCCACTGAGTGACCTTCCAGGGCGAGGAAAACACACAACATTTGGTAAAATGATGGGATTATAATTATGTCAACACAGTATGATGCAAATTTCTATGAACAGATTCTAAACAACTTTGATGAATTCTGTGAACAATTTGAAGATGCTGCCGCTAAAAGATTTTCAGGTATAGATGATGACTCAAGAAAACCAATTGACGATGCAACAGTGCAACGAGTTACTCCAACAATTGTCAGAGAGATTGGAGAACTTGGAGAAGAAGGTAACAGCTTTAGAACACCCCCAGTTGATGTACAAACCCCCCCGCTCCCAGAATTACCTGACACTTTCTGAGGCACTGGACCAGTTACATCAGAAACTACATATTATGGGTAAGTACGTAAACTAATGTCAGACCTTCCAGTCTTTCGAGGTGGTATTGTAGACGGTAGTGCGATTGACAGTTTATCTGTCGAAAATCCCGAAGAGCCTGATCTAAAGTGGCCAGGACTCCCAATCCAAGGTCCTAAAAACTACCCATTAGAATGCACCACAATATGCACAGGTGCCACCGAGGAAGCGCCCGAAGGTTTCCCATTCTTGATTGTGGACCCTGCCAGTCCTCCCACCCCTGCACCAGGAGTCTGGAGCAAACCGTCTGTACCCCCGCCTTTGGTTAGAGTGGGAGTTGAAGGCGTTGTCAACTCAGAGGCAAGGGGTGTATACTTCGAAGGTACGTTGGTTCCTGTCAGTGGTGATGCGATTCGTGCCGTAACGGGCGAACCCAATCCTAGACCCTTGACAGGAGGAACTTTATATCCTACAATCATTATTGGTTCTAAAACATAACTATGGCACGAGCAAAAGTTGGTCTTTCTGGTAAGAAGGTTATTGAGTCTAAACCAAAGAAGACTCGTCAAGGTCAAGGACAACACACCCTGTATGCTGCTACCTCACGCAATAAGGCACGCAAGCGTTACAGAGGTCAGGGTAAGGGTTAAATAGTTCTGAGGCGCGGAACGCCGAAATCTCCGAAGTATTCTGTATAGAGGAAAATCGATGGGCAACTCACCAGTAGATAAAGGACAAGAATTTCTCGATGAGGGAATGACATTAATTACAGAAACAGATGCTGATAGGTATCTGAATCAGGCAGCAAGACAGCGCCGCGCCAAAAAGAAAGAGGAACTATACCCATTACCCGAAGACCGCCTAGAACGCCCCTGTGGCGGTGCTGGTGGGTTTGATGATTTTGTAGAGAGGTGGCATGAGTGACTATAAATAAGTAGTAATCTCCTACTTATGTTGTGGCAAAAACTCTGACACAATCCTTCAAGGATTTGAATCTTGGGTTTAAAAAACATCCTGTGACTGACGATGTAGTTGTCACTAAGGATGAAGCTGCTATTAAACAAGCGATTGTATCTCTACTACTAACAGATATAGGAGAGCGTCCATTCAGACCTAACTATGGGTCTGGATTGCGCTCTTTTTTATTTGAACCATTAGATTCTGCAACATCTGCAATGATCATGTCTTCAATTAGAGACACGATTACTAGGTTCGAACCTAGAATTCAAATTGTATCTTTGTCTAGTTCCGAGAATTTTGATTCTAATGGTTATGATGTGGAGATGACATTTACAATAATCGGAACTCAATTTTCACCTGTAACCGTAGGGTTCTTCCTAGAGCGTACACGATAATGCCATACACTCAGATTAGTAACTTAGAATTCAATGAAATAAAAACTGCACTCAAAGAGTACATGAGAGCGCAGTCAGATTTCACTGACTATGATTTTGAAGGTTCGGCATTAAGTCAACTTTTAGATGTACTTGCGTATAACACCTACTATACGGCATTTAACACCAATATGGTGGTCAATGAACTGTTCATTGATTCTGCCACCCTGAGGGACAATGTGGTGGCGCTGGCGAAGCAATTAGGATACACTCCCAAGTCTATTACTGCATCAACTGCAGTTGTTGATTTTAATATTTCATTTGTATCAAATCCACCTCCTTTTGTGACGCTAAAGAAAGGATCTGGATTTATTACAAATTACGATGACAGCGTTTATCAGTATATTGTTACTGAAGATACTAGATCTGAAGTTGCTGATAATGTTGCAACATTTAAAGATATTAAACTTACTGAGGGAACATTAGTTACAACTAGAACTACGGTTGATGGATCTCTCAAAAAGCAAAGATTTATCATTGATAATCCAAATGTTGACCTAAACACTTTAGTTATTAGAGTCTATCAATCTGCGAATTCTTCTGTCAGTGAAGAATTTAGACGCATTGATAA